TACCTGTAAGTTTAGTTTGCTCAGCATCCGTAAAAGCATTTGTATCTAGTTCAGCTTCATAAGCAAGTTTAATTTCTGCACCTGTTTGATCTGCCGTAGCTCCTGTTTCTATACCTGTAAGTTTAGTTTGTTCAGCATCTGTAAAAGCATTTGTATCTAATTCAGCTTCATAAGCAAGCTTAATTTCTGCACCTGTCTGATCTGCCGTAGCTCCTGTTTCTATACCTGTAAGTTTAGTTTGTTCAGCATCTGTAAAAGCATTTGTATTTAGTTCAGCTTCATAAGCAAGTTTAATTTCTGCACCTGTCTGATCTGCCGTAGCTCCTGCTTCTATACCTGTAAGTTTAGTTTGTTCAGCATCTGTAAAAGCATTTGTATTTAGTTCAGCCTCATAAGCAAGTTTAATTTCTGCACCTGTCTGATCTGCCGTAGCTCCTGTTTCTATTCCATCTAATTTAGTTCCATCTGCCGACAAATCTCTACCATCTACAGTGACCCCTGTTTCCGTTGTTATATTCGCGTTTACATGTAATTCATTATTATTATATTTACCTCCAACGGCCACCCATCTCGTAGTTCCCCCATCCAGTGTATCTAATGAATAAGGAATATTTACAGCAGGGCCGTTGCTATCAAAAATATACTCTGTCTTCTCGTCAGCTATACCGCCGCCGTTGACTTCACAAGCAAGGATAGGGGTTCCTGATGATATGTTTAATAAGTTAAATTCTGTTGAAGGATCGTCAACGTTAACAACAGGTATAGTTACGACTGTTCCAGGGGCCCCTGTTGCTCCCGCCGCTCCCGCAGGGCCTGCTGGCCCTCCTGTTATAATTGATCCAGAGAATGCTTCTGCCCTAGCTGCTTCTACCGAAATGGGGTCTGTTTGACCTGTTGCTCCTGTGACTATAGTTTCATTTTTTTGCTGGGTTTCCCCATTAACGTCTATCCATGAAGAGTCTACCTGTATAACAGCCAGCGCATTATTATCCGTGTCTACAGTATCGACCAGTACGGCCTGGTACCTACCCGCACTATCTGTTATTACTTCTTCGTTTACCGCCAACAAGTTTTCGTTTATGGAGAACGATTTTGAAGTAAATTTTACAACAGCTCCCTCTACTCCTGTAACACCATCGGCTTCAAAAATATAACCAAAAACAGTTCTTGTGGGTACTGAATTTGGGACAGTTATACTCATTACTTAAGTCTCCTAAGAACTTCTTTTATATCTGACTGCATGACCTTTTGTTCCTCGTAGATTCTCTCTATCATTTTTTCATTATTATCAACTTTCACCTCTGTTTGGTAAGATAAAACTATTGAAGATGAGGCTGCTACTATTGCCGTAATAAGTAAAGAGTTAACGAGTTTGGAAAAGTCAAGCTTCATTCATCCTTCCCATGCATGAGTTGGCACACTGAGTTTAGTAGTTTTTTTAAATCAATTCCAGCATTTATCAAAACAGGGTCGCTTACTGCTGTCTTACATTTTACTGACTGTACATCCTGCTTTAATACTGAATATTCAGGCGTTGATGTGGCTAAAAATAACTGATGTTCGGCGTAACTGTTAAAGCTTAGTAATATTAAAATTAAAAATAGCTTCATTATTCCACCTTCTTTATTTTAACTTTAGTATAAATTTCATTATCCCCTGCTGCTAATGCTCCCCCGAATCCGTCTACACCACTAGCAGTATCACCCCGACTTTCGATATCAATACAAGTCTCAGTATTTACTGTCAGTTCCCCATTGATTATAGAACTTGTTTGCGTGGCAGGGGCTCCCACATCAGATCGAGCATTTTGTCCCATTAAAGAAGTTGAAGTTGCGGCCACTCCTGCCGGGTCAACTAAGACCCTAGCCCTATGGTCAGTTACGTTCAACATAGGCGCTGCTGCCCAAATTTCATAAGAACCTTTCTGTAAGCAAATTCTATTTGAAGAAAGAGACAAGAAGGAGCAATCTCCGTCAAGAGTATTAAGGTCTCTTTGCTCCCAGGTTGCAGCGGTATTACTCCCACCAAATACTCCATTATCTTTAACGTCAGTAATGTAGCAAGTTCTACCCAAAGGATTTGCAAACAAAAATTTAGGTGCTGCGTCTAGACCCTCAATATCGACAGTAAAGCGAATAGTCACATCACTGTTATTAACTCCTAAACTTGCGCCAGTATCTGCCGTGTAGGTTGTAGTATCAACGCCACCACCATTTCTATCAAACCCAATAAAACTATTGCCAGCCGAACCAATAACAAGATAATGAATAGTCGTTGGGTCATCAATCTCCATGTTTCCAAGTCTATGATTTGCCGTGTATCCGTTAGAAATAACCATTTCATCAGGGAGAGAGACTTTACCTTCAACGGCTGTACCTGTTCCAGTATCAGCTCTAATAATAACCTCTAAAGAATCCCCCACCTGTCTATATCTTGCTTGAGTTATAGTAACAGTACCAAAACCCGTGAAGATCGGGGCGTAGTCGGTCCAGTTGGTTAAATTTGAGGTGGCAGGCAACCCTATATGCTCAGAGTCCGTTTTACATAGTATAGATAATACTCCGTCATCATTAGCTCCTAAACCGTTAACTGTATTCCCGTGCGGTCTAATAATATCCCCACTCTTTACAGTCCCTTCCCATGATACGCTTTCATTAGTGTTTGCTGCATCCATATTAGCGATAACTATTCTGTGTTCATCTGTAATTGTTCTCAAGTTTGAAGTGAGCTGGTTAGAGTTCTTCGATAACCCCATTTCGCCATTTTGATTATATATTGCAGAGAATGATATATTGCAAGATGCGTCTTTAGTGAATACTAATTCTGTTCCATCAGTGGCACTTGTTGTTACTTTTATGGGGCCTACTGTTTGAGATGCTGCGATAGCCGAGAAGTCTAAATCTTCCCCAAGGGCTATCTCTCCAAACCTATCTATAGCTGTATTTGTGCTTGCTTTACCTAGGAAATTTCTAAGTCTTACTACCGTTGTTGCTTCCAAAAGAAGCTTGCTGCCTTTATCTGGTGTAACTTTAAAATTTTCCCAGACTAACTCTGCTGAAGTTGAAGCATTAGCTACCTGAAAACCTACTCTAATCTGAGTACATGCCTCTTTAACAAAAATTGAAGACGTAATCAATCCCGACCCTTTCTCAATTTGTGTACTAGTCCCCAGACTTCCAGTAGGAATATTGGAAAAGTCATCTTCGCAAATAGCCTTTAATAGAATATCTCCATCTTCTCCGTCAAAAGTATAAAGAGACTGTAGTCCAATTTCTCCACCACGAAAACCAGGAGGTATATCCACAGGTTCTGATGCAATAAAATCATTTACCGAGCCAGCAGCTTGTGTATATTTATAAACCGACGGCCCATCCAGAAGGTCGGCACCCGTTGTTGATATAGCAAATGTTCCTGACAAAGATGCCAATGGAGTAGAGGTCGCAAATAATGGATCATCACCCGTTAAGAAGTTTGCGATAAATCCATAATCAGAACTACCTGCCTTATAGAAATTTCGCTCTCCTTCAAATTCTTGCCCATACTTTACCCATTTATCTGTAAGTCCATTATCTTGCTTTTGATATATTTCAGCCACGTCTGAAATCATAAGAGACCCGGTAGCGGCTGTTGCGGTAACAGGTAGTCCTGGCGTACTTGTAGCGCCCAGGGAAAAACTAGTCGGTAATGTGCCAAGTCTTATTTGTTGGTACAGCGAAGTAGCTTCCGTTTGTCCATCAGGACTGGCCCCAGTGAACCATTGAGCTTTAGCTAATCCGGTAATCAAAAAGAAAGCTACCAATACGAGAAATACTTTTTTCATACTGCTATCCTAAAAAGTTAATTAGTACGATGCCCGTAGTAACATCCCCACTAAAACCCCCGAGTCCTGACCTAACTTGTAAACTAACTCTACTATTTTGCGGAATGGCAACCGGCATAATATGCCCAGGTAAACCACCAGGAGGGATATCCAACTTATCCACTTCTGCTGCCGCAGCTCCCAATGCCAATTTTATTACTGAGCCAGTGGCCGTAAATACCTGAATAGCTTTAACAGCAGTTGCGCCAATATCGGCAGAAATTTCTACATACGCAGCAGTTGTAATATTAGATGCACCATTTTCTAAGCTCGCCGTGTGAACAACATCCAAGGATTCTTTCACTGGTATAGGTGACTGGTCGGATGCCATAGTCACAGGCAAAGAAGATGCCATAACTTTCTGGCCCTTTGCTTCAATAGATCCACCTGATTCGGAGATTCTAAGGCTTACGCCTTGGCGGGTTTCTGTTCCTGCTCCGCTATCCAAATCATGAGACCCTACTTTTCCATCTAGAGAGGAAAGCGTAACTTCTGTTGCTAACGGACCTGGATCTACTATGTCAACTTGCATCTCTGTTCCAGCTACCGCGCCGGCTATAGTGGTGCTATTGGTCTGAATAGCTGTCAAGACGACAATATCTTCAGTTGAAAGAGTTGTGGCCAGAGAAGATGCTCGAGCCTTTTGTCCTAAAGAAGCTGGTAATTTTGTATTTATAGCAGAAAGCGTAACTTCTGTTGCTAACGGCCCACCATCAACAATATCAACTTGAACTTCTGTACCACTTACAGTTCCCGCCAAAGAAGTCAGAGAGGTCTGCATGGAAGTTAGTATTGTTTCCTGTTCTGTTGATAGCACCACGGGAATAGAATCAACACTGGCCTGTTGTGCTTTGGCTTCAATAGAACCACCGGATGCAGATATTCTAATGTTTACACCCTGTCGTGTTTCTGTGCCAACCCCGCTATCTAGATCATGGCTACCCATTTTTCCATCTATACTGGTTGTATTTGCCCTTACTGTAGAGTCAGAAACTTCACCTTCATTTGCTGCGTTTATAGACCACTCTTCTACACCGTCACCGATTCTGGTGACATCTGGATTTGCCCCTACATGAGATAATTGTACGTTGATATCTCCTGCTGTCAGTGTCACCTCTACGCCGTCGAATTGAACTATTTCAACAGGTAAAGGAATAGTGTTGGCAACAACGGTCGTATCTTTTGTAACTTGCGTGTCTGTGTAAACACCACCAGGCCCACGCCTTATTTGTACTGGGCCTGTAATAACTCCACCCGACGAGGTGTAGGCGGGCGTAACCCCCCTAAGCAATTGTAATGTGTCGCCTATTGCAAAAATAACTTGCGATCCAGATGAGTCTGTAGCTATCCCGTCGATCTCTACTTCTGTGGCAGAGATAATTTTTTTAATTGAAAATTCTCTTTCTTCGATACCATTTGCTGTAGTTAGAATCCTTAAAGCGTCCCCTCTTTTTGCCCCGTGACTACCTGTGAAGACTGCCCTAATAGAGGAAGATCCAGCAGCTATGGTCAAAGGGGCACCTGGAGTTACTTCGAAATATCCCCTAATAAGCACGTCCATTCCGTTTCTATGCTTATCAACACCCTGGACGGTTACATTATTTAATTCTAATTCTGTAGATGAATTGGCCTCATATAGTTGGCCTACGGCGGCTAAGCCCTGAACTTTCATTTTTACCTCCACTCCGCTTTAGAGAGATTCTCTGGATACATAAATCTTACTCGAAAGGGCTAAAAAGATCAACCCATCTCTCTTGACCAGCCTCTTCCATCCTTCTTTCTTGCCTTCTAATAAACCCAGGAGATGCCCTCTCAGACAACTCTGTTAAAAACCACTTATTTACGACTGGTAAAACAAAAGGATGCTGCATCAAGGGCATGTTTCTTTTCCACAAATTTAGAGCATCATTTGCAACCTTGTCCCCTGCTGATGCCTTTGAGATCAATCGCATAACATCGTCCGTCTGCCCATAAACTGGGCCTGCTAAATCTTTTAGAAAGCTCTGCCATTTGTATCTCCCACCAGCAGCATCTACAAGGAACTGGAATTGCAGAGGTAGTACCGATCTTGATAAGGCCTCTGTCATATTCTTTTGTGTTAACATGTCTCTGGGCATCTTTCCTTCGGCTAAGTCTCTCGCCCATAGACCCATCGCGGCCATGACAAAAGCCTCCGTCATTAGAAGGCCAAACATTTTAGCATTTCCAAGATCCTGCATCCCTTCGAAAAACCCTTGTGCTTTTGCGGTGGGGTTAGCTGTAGTTATTTCTGTTATGACCCTGGCTATTTCTATTGGATAGGATTTAAATTGCCAGAACGCCACCATAGCCTTCCCTGGTACTGTGTTAGGGTTTAAGCCTTGATTCATAAACGATCTTGTTCTTAGACCTGTCGCCGGGGATGACATTCTGCCTTGGTGGTTTAGAAATGCTCCTAGCTTTTTAGCTAATATAAATAGCCTATCGTCGCTAACCCCTTTTATTTTTAAAGTCTCTACTTTCTCAGGAGACATCAAGGGCAAATTTTCTATGGAGTTATCTACAGATTTTTGTAATATCTCCCAATCTTTTTTAGATATATCAAAATTATTTAATTCGTATTGAAGTCTTGGGTGTAGTTCTTTAAATGACTTTTTTGCATTATCTGCCAAGTGGCTAGAAAATGCATGAGATCCTGTCGCCTTGTTTATATTCGAAAGATACGGCATAAGAGATGCTTTCATTGACAAATTGGTAAACTTTTTCATCTTCCCATGTAATCCTTGCCCGACTCCAAATCTATCCAATTCCCCCGCAAAGTTGATTCTTAGTATTTGTCCGAATTTTTTTCTGTCTGATGGACTAAGATTTTTATAATATGATTTAAGTATTTTCCCATTGGACCCAAGTATAGGGGACCCTGTCTTTGCTGCAAAATTCGCTACAGCTACAGCATAGTCAGGGAATGTTGAAAAAGATGATAGCATTAACTTAGAGCTTATACCTACACCTAAAGCTCCATCTATAATGTTTGTGACTAAGTTTCTTTCTGAAGGTGTTTCAAAACCTAGCATATTATCTATCAAGGCCTTTCTCTTGCTTAAGAGTCCTCCACTTTTAAATTTTCTTGCTTCCGCTGCCCCGTGCAGTTTTTTTATTTCTTTTGCCATCTCGTTCTCTAATGCTTTTAAAACTTGCTTGGGTTTAGGTCCAAATTTCATGTAAGTAGCCACGGATCTAGCAGTACCTCTTATTGATCTATCTATAGCGTCCTGAATATTTCCTGATCCAAAAGACTGATTATATTTATATAGACTCTCACCGTCGGCAAAGTGAATCATTCTTTTTTGATTCAGAAAGTTTCCTCCCTGTGCATTGTATTCCCCAGACACAATGTTATCGTACACTCCTGATAAGAACTTGTGTTTCTGCTTGGTGCTAACAGCAGCGTTGCCAAAAGTTTGAGCCTCATCTAACTTAATGTCATTAAACATGAAGTTTATCCAATCTTCTTTTTTGGTACCTGTTATTATTATATCGTCGTGAACTTGTCTCCATAAATGATCTTGCCTGACCTTAATAATTATTCCAGCTTTTTCCGCTTCCAAGGCTGAAAATTTATCTATTTTAATAACCGCGTCTGCTGACTTTTGTATATCGGGGCTCATGTCTGAGATACTTTTACCCCTGGATTTCTTAAAAGCAGCATCTATAATATCCCGCTCATTTTTAGGGTCGCTAAAGAATTTTTCTATTTTGTTTTCTACAAGAACTTGGTCTTTAAAATTTAATAATTTAGCATTGGTTTCTGATTTTATATTCTCATAGGAAAACCTACCTGCCTTTACACTATAATCAGTATTTTCCGCAAGTCCTTCAAAGGCCTTGTTGTAATGACCTTTCTTTAAAAATTCTGGTTGCATGCCAAAATCTAACACTTCTATAGTTTTTTGTTCATGTATTAGATTCTCTCTAGCGACGGCTAAGATATCGTTCTTTCCATCATCAATAGCTTTTTGAAGATTGTTGGCATAATTATGCCCTCGCTTTAATCTTCTTTGGTTTTCGATTATAGCTTTTATCTCATCGTCAGTATGTTCCAACCTATCCTTTAATCTTTCTTTAATACTTAGAAAACAGGAGTCTTCAGCCATAAAATCCTCTAATCACATTTATCTGCTAGTTTATAAATCTCACTTACCTGTGCAGATTTTTTTCGAGACCGTGTTGTAACATCTTTAACTTTTTTAGAGTAGGTGGTTCTCTTTTCCTTTGGAACTAACTCTGGGTTATGTAACTCTTCTATATCTTTTTTTATTTTCTCGCTCACTGGTTGCAGGTCACTCTCATCAATTGTCGCTATAGCGTGTGCTGTCTCCTTGTCATTATACATATCCTCTTCAGGCGAATTAGCTTTTTCCCTCATTTCTACAGGATCAAAATTTAAATGTTCTTTAGCCTGCTTAGTTGATTTAGTTTGTTCAATTAGTAAATCAAGTTCTTTAATAAATTCTAGTTTTTCCTTAGTATTCTTCCAAGGAATTGATACTATTGATTGTTTCTTCATTGCTTCTAGTTTATCTGTAAATCTATGTAAAGAGTCAGGATCTACTCCTCGAATTAGGTCCACTTCTTCTGGTGTTAAATCTGGACGCTTACCTTGGTTCATTTTAGCTTCGGTTAGGTCTACAAATTTACCAATTTCTTCAAAAGTATAATCATGTAAACCTGCATAAACCCCCATCTCTTCTTTTGGTTTACCTTCAAATAGCTTAGAAAAGCTTATTTCCCCTTTATGAAATTGTTTTATTTTTTTAGCTGTAAATTTAATTCCAGAGAAAGCTACAGGGAATGCTATACTACTAAGTATTACGTTCGATATATTTTCCCATTCGTCAACGTCTCTCCGCTCTAGTCTCTGGTTAGGAAGTACAAGTAAAGCTTCGGATAGGGTGTTACCAACAACACCTTCGGCTATAGTAGCTCCAAGCGCCTTACCTGAACCCGAAATGAGAAAACTTTTTGAGATTAATCCCGTAGTTGCTGCGACATGTGTACCCCCGGCAGTCAAAACTCCTGCCGCAATCCCAACGGGATCTATACCGCTACCTAACAATTCCGCACCAAAACCCAAAAGGAAATTTGTAGGCCCTTCCGTTTGTCCATAAAGAATGACTCTCTCCAGGGCTTTTCTCTCCTCTTGATACTGAATTATTTTTTCAGCTTTTGCCCTGGACGTAGGCTCCGTCCAGGGGACATCAGGGTTTAATTCTTCATTTAAAATATCATGATGTGTTACATCGTCGTATCTTTGTGCCTTTTGAATTTGAATGCTTCTTAACCCTGACTTGAATGGGCCGCTCTCCCAAGCCAATTCAAATTTAGCCGCCAAGGTCTCACCAGTAGTACTTCTTTGGACAATAGGGGCGTCACTTTCGTCAGACTCTCCCGCCTCTTCCCCAAACTGCAATCCTGCTGGTATTAAATTACTCATTTTTTAATCTTTTTGAAAGTTCTTTATTAAAACCTAAGTTAAATTTTGGCAAATTATCTTCAGGGACTCCTGCTTTCCTTAGCATAGATATGGCTTCTCTCCGTCCCTTAAATACTCTGTCCTCGGGTGTTTGAGCATGAATAATTATTTCAGAGTAAAGTGAATTTGATCGAGATATTTCATCTTTACTTATAGTAAATTTAGATATATTTCCATTTTCATCTCTTGCCTTTAATGCTTTTGGTCCTTTGATATTAGTGGGATCAGTGTATACTATGTTGTAACCATCTCTTCTAGAGTTAAGCCTGAATACCATACCCTGCCGTACCGTATCCCAAAATCTTTCCTCTCCTTTCCCTAAAAATATATTCGCTTCCGGGGTTATTCCGGTTAATTTGGTTAAATTCTCGGGACTAATAAACAAGTCACCCTCTTTTAGAAAAACTTCCATCAATGCTTCAAGATCAGTCTTTATGGTTTTGTTCTTGTCCTTATCTTTTTGAGTTATTAATATTTTACTACTTCCAACTTCCGCTACTGAAAGTTCCCGTCTAACCATACTTGTTGCGAACTTTACAGCGTCTCCTTGTTCTGCACCTGTCTCCATTCTTGCTATTGTTATCGCTGTTAGCCTATCCACAAGATCATTTTTAAACGCAATTTCCGGGCCCATTGCGTTTGTGATGTCTACTACCTCTTTAGACACCCTGTCTCTTAATAATTTCCATCCACTCGATACCGTCTTTTGCTCATGTATCTTTTTTGCTGCTTTTATATCTGCTCGCAATAGAGCATTCTGCGTATTCTTATCGGTGAATTCACTAGCTATCACATACGGGGCCATAATAGAGGCACTTTTTTTCCCAGAGACTCCCGACATCTCTGATAAGACTTTAGGCCATTGTTTAAATTTTGTTTTAAAATTATTTAGGGCATCTACAGGATCTGTTGAATTTTCAAACAATGAAAGTTCTGTCCTCATAGTTTGAACTGAGGCGGTCTTAGGAGAGTAACCCCTATCTTTTTGCCAGTTAACAAATGCTTGACTACCTTCAGGATAAGGAGACGATCTTTTTGCAATACCGCCAGGATCTTCTATTATTTCTGCCTTTATCTCAAGGACCGCTTTTTCAATACTTTTCTGAGCTTCCAAATTATCTATAACAAATTCGGGGTTATTCGTTCTGGTCATTTCCATAATATCTTTAATTGTTTCATCCGTAGGTTTAGCCACTTCTGGAACATTTAATTGCAGTAAACGATCTTTTGCATGGTTTACTATAGCTATATTCACAAGTTTATTCATCTCTTGCGAAATTCTAGGTGTTTGGGGCAAAAGTTTCAACCTTTCGTAACTGTCCAAAACTGCTTTTTCTGCATTTAACGTGAATCTTCCAGATAACCTTCTCTCTAGTTCAACAAAGTTTTCAGTGTTTTTTGCTACTGTTATAGCAGCGTCCTCGTTCGCTCGTACCTGCCTTTCAATTGCTCGATCAAATCTTTTAGAATATCTCGCTATCTGTCCAGTAGACATGGTGGACAGTAACTCTTTTTTAGCTAAATTATTTTTTTCTATTTTTCCATCAAGAAAGTTTTTGCCTTCTATTAAAGAAGCACCCCCCTTAACTTCCATCATGTCCAGTACGCTAGTGGCATATTCGTAATCCTTTCCTTGCACTTTTAATAGCGAGTTACTATTATGAACCGTGCCTAGCTTCTCAGGCCTTGACGATAAATCACTCCTTAATAATTCCGCCGCCTCATCCAATGACAAACTATCAGCCGCACCCCTCTTGTTTAGGGATCTGATTCTATCATCTTCACTTTGTAGAAAGTTTAAATTTTGGACACGTTCGTCCGAGTCCCATTGGGCTTTTGCCGATGACTGAAAAAATGTAGACTTTAACTTGAATAACCTCTTTCCCCTTGATGTTGTTATTTGATCTGAAAGCTCAGAGGATTTCTCACTAAGTAGTTTTGTATTATTATCTGAATAAGTTTCGTAATCTGTTCCTGCAAAAAGCTCGTTACTTTCTCTTGTAGTTCTATTCCTCTCTGCTCTAAGTTTTGCCATACCGTCTTCAGCTTCTTGATTCGATTTTGCAATGAGATGTTTTTCTTGAATAGTCCCACCCAATTGGAGAACTGCTCCAGCTAGGCTTTGAGTTGCCCTTTCGGCTATACCTGAAGTAGAAGGCACTGCTCCAGCGGGAAGTTCTCTTGAAACTTTTCGCCCTGATCCAGCTAGTTTAATCTTGGCCATATTCATCTCCCCCTTAGAGCTTGACCGCCACCTCTAGCCAGAAACGAAAACGCTCGCAATTTCCCCGCCTTCTTCTCTTCCTTAGCTAGTCGTTCTTCTATATCCGCTCCCCTTAAAAGAGCTTCTGCCCTAAACTCTGCCTCTCTTCTTTCTATAACCAATTGTCGTTGTAGCTTTCGTTCTGTATCTGTGATTAATCTTAAACTGCTTTCGGCTGAGAGTCCTGCCGAAATACCTTTTACTGTTTGCTCAGCAGAAATACCTTGTGCTTCTAGACGTAGCTGTTCCGAGGTTATTTCTAACCTCTCCATCACTTCTATTGACTTCCTTCTATTTTCTCTTGCAATATCTCTTCTGCGCCTAGCGGCAGCTTCGCTTTCAGATAATGATGAGGCAATACCTGCTACAGTACCTATTCCTATTAAAGCTGGCCCTGCTGCTGCCATTATTCCACCACCTTTGCATATAAATAATGATCTACCCTATTATGGTCATAGGCTTTCATAATACCCTCTCTTGAAAATCCTAGAGTCTCGGCCCATTTCACACCCTTACTCCAACCAACTTCAATTGCCATAGTTACTCTGTGAAGACCAAGCTGAGTAATAACATAATTATTAATAAGGCGATAAATAGTTTTGTAAAATTCACACTTATACACGTCTACTAAGATAGATGGAATGATCCATACCTCGCCCACGCCTAGTCTTAAAAAATTTATTCCGGCTATACATATAATCTCATCCTTCTTTTTCAAAGTTAATACTGTCCTCTCCGGGCTGTCTAAACAATCCTGCATCGATTGCTCCAGATCCAATATAAGCATTTTAGGTAAAAAATCCTTTAAATGCTCTTGCTTGAATGGAGTGACCCTAATCATAAGTAATCCCTCTTAGTACAGCATTTAATATATTACTCGGATAAGGCTCGGCAGATTTCACAACTATATTAATAGTCTCTCCTGGGCTGCTTTGTAGCTGCACCCTTTTTATTGTACTCTCCACTTCTACACTATCAAATTTAACAGTGCTTTCAAATTTACCATCTTCTCGGCCAATAGTTAAGCCATAAGTTTTAGATATATTTAAATCAACTCGATCTATGGATTTTTTAGACCCCTTGGCGTCACCGTAGTTCCCCCCAATTTCAGGGTCTTGCAATATTATTTTACCTTCATACAATAAACCTACAATGACAATATCCCCTGTTTCTAATGTTGGAAGTCCACTTATTGCCCCTGCCGCAACATTAAATGTAGCAGGTACACGAGTCCCATTATGAGTCACTACAACATCGGCTCCCTCTAAGTGACCTAATCCACTAATTGAAGTCACGGGGCCGGCTGCTATGATTTCTCTATAGTGCGAGTCTAAAAATATAGGTGTCTGGGTCTCAAATCTAGCTGAGTCAATAGTGCTCGACCCAATGGTGGCAGTAGCGTCTAGTGTATTCTCGTTAAAGTTTTGACCTAACTTCTCAAGATAAAACTTTCTTACCCCGTCTACATCCCTGTCTATTGTTAGATAAATATCGTCAAAGTCTCCGTCAGGATTAGGGACAGAACAAACTCCCCATACATTGACATCATCTCCCGCTATAACATGTCTAGACCATGCATTTAATCCCGTCTCATCAGAAATACCTAGAGCTATTAAATCATTTTTAGATGTTATGACCCAAACTATGTCTGATATGCCTTGATATGCGAGATCGACTAATTCATCATTTATAAAAAAATTGTCCTTGGAAGATATTGTTCCGTGCTTATGGATTTCGTTATGTAAGACTGTTAGGTCATTTGACCTATAAGAGGAGTTCTTTCGATTGAATTTATAATCCCTTAACTGCTTTCCTGTTCTTGATATAAACAATATTCTATCTGCAACCCTAGCAACCTTACCTTTCCTTGACCCATACGAAGATTGCACCCGTCTTCTGGCCGTGAGGATAGAGAAAGCTCCCTCATTGGAGTCTGTCACAACATATTCAGCTCCAAGTGTACCTACCTGTAGAACTGTTCCAGAGTCAATCCATGTAACTTGATTGGCTTCTTTATTACCCAGCTCCATCGAAAAAGGGTCTGTCTCTTGTACGTCTCCAAAATAATTAAGGCCGCTAACGTCTGTAGTAGATCCTTTATCTTGTTCTAAACGTTCCTCCATCAAGTGGAATAAATTTCCTGCAAGCGAGAAAAATAACTTACCGGGCTCGGTTATGGTTCCTCCCCATACCGCTCTACCTTCGTAAATAGCTACTGATGATGGGTATCCGTCTACACCATTCCATGCAGTAATATGCCAGTTATCGGATGCTGTTATAGCACCAAAAGAAAGTTCAACATTTATTATAGGAACACCTGCTCCTGCCGTGAACTGCATATCAACATTAACTACTGCTGATGGTGACGGTCCGACAAGACTTGTTATTTTGGCTATACCTGTAGTTGTCCCATGAGTTATTTTTAACCTAGCTCCAATATGGCCTGTTTCAAAGATAGTGTCGTTTGCGGTTATTGTTGTTGCTGATGTTGCATTTGGGGTTAACGTTAAGGGAGTTACGTTTTTTCGATAAGGAAATCTCTGAGATGAGGAAATATTAAAACCTAGTGTAAGTGTGGTTACTGCTGCCGATATTTCAGCTATACTAAATGAATCAGTACCTATTCTCGTAACCACTATAGGGGGGATAAATCCGCTCTCATGGGCAATAAACATTTGATCGGCGCTCTGGGCGTAACTATATCCCCTAGGGTCAGTTAGGGAAGCTATTGCATTAGGGTAGGAAAAAAATATACTCCCTGTATCGACACCTATTCTTTCCGAGGCAGCATTGTTTTTATATATTTGTATAGAGTGAGTCGTTGTCGCTCCAGTGGGTATAACGTTAGTATTCTTTATGGCTATTACATAGGATATAGTTTTAGATACAATAAACGGTATTAAAGCTGGTCCTCCGCTCCCTGGTAAAACCCCACTAAATTCTGATATCTCTCTGTGAAATCTTGTACCGGGTCTTTTTTTAAGACCTGCTGTTTTAGTAACATTATAATTTTCTATTCTTTTAGCACTTTGTGCAAATTCTTCGACACTTGTTCTTGCACTAGCTTCTTCGCTAATTTCACCTAGTGCAAAAGAACTTTGGTTGTATCTAAAACGAGTCATAACTAAACCTAAAAATTGTCGTTAAACCCTGACGTAGGCCTAGTTCTCCTAGATGATGTCCAACTATTAGGGTCGTCCCATTCGTCTGGAGTATCTTCGCCAGCATCAAAAGATTGTGTAGTTCCTAAAACTTCTTTCGCTTTTTCATTCATAGCTAACGCTAGGTTAGCACTTTGGAATAATGGGAATGCTAGTTCTGAAGCAAGCAACCAGGCGAATGCTTCGAAAAATGTTGAGTCAAATAAATCTACGTCAGTTAAATTAAATACATATTTGATATTTAGTTCTGTAGTATTTGCAATTATCTTTTCGCCCTCTATTTTATGGGCCGTTGAATTGTCTTTACCTACCTGGGTAACTAATAAGTTATCATTAGGTAATGAGAATATAGAACCCTTACCCCATTGAGGTAAGGCAGTCGCTGTGTGTGTTCCCCCTCCTGTTGCTGCCGTAATGGATACAAATGTCCCAGATTGCGAATCAGCAAAGGTTAAGGCAAGTTTTACAAGTGTGGCGCTTATTTTTATTACAAAGTACTCCCTACCAGATTGTAACCCAGTAGGAAGAACACCTGTTGTAGATAGAGATATTCTATCCCCAGTGTTCTTTCCATGTGCCGCTATTGTTATTTCACTTGTAACTATGTTTACGTTGGCATCCACAAAGGTTAAACTATCTGCAAGCAACGTAACTCGTTTCGTGCTAAAATTCCATTTATGGCTTCTCAGTAAGCTTTTTCTTATTTTGTTATAAAGTTCACTACATAGAAAAGCCTCTTTGGACTTCTCGGTAAAAGAACTTATAGGATCTACTCCAAGTTTAGACAGGGCTGAATTGCATATATCAATCTTATTGGCCATGATTTCTCCTGCGTAAACTCGTTAATATATAAAACCCCCTGGCAAAGATTATGGAGAATCCTTACCAGAGGGCATGAGGCAGATTACGGCAAAGTATAGAGTACCACGAAGCTAAGCTTCGGGTTCACCGTGACATTTGCTCCTGAAAGAGTAGCCACAACTTGTGTCTCTTTCCCGAGTTTCAACTGCTGCATTCCAGCTTCGCTACCATCAGATTTTACTCTACCAGCACCGGCCGTAAGGTCGGCTTGGTTAATGAAAGCATTAGGATCTGCGGAAATTACTGAGCCGGAGGGATCTTCACTTGCTTCATGACCTAGGTCTAAGCGAGCGCCAGCATCCAAAGCTCCATCAGACTGTACCCAAGCATCATGTACTAAAGCACCTTCTGGAAGTTTTGGACCAAGAATGCGGTCTGCGATATTCATTGTGGCGGCAAGTTGCAAATCTTCCGTGAGAGATTGCATTTCACCACCGAGTTCACCTGGATCAATCTTTCGCTCTTTTACGCTTTGTGTGCGAGCAAAATTTCTTCCATTTAAATCAGCCATTTTAACCTCACAGGTTTTAAGTTAAAGGGGACTCTAAGCCCCCTATTATTATGCTTCAAAACAAATCACTTCTACGACTTTTTCTTCCTCAAGTCTGGTACACCCAACCGATTCGGCTGCATAAATCTGAGTCCCAAAACGTTTGTCGGTACGTTCTGCGATACGGGCAAAGATATCTACACCAGTGGCAGATAACATCCCATCTTCAGCCCATGTGATATTTGATCGTCCTTGGCCAGTGGGGAGCGAACCTACTCCTGCCCCAAGTTCTGAACCTACACCGCCATTAAACTCGTTGTAAGCTAAAGCACCACCTGGATTACTTATTGGAAGTCTTTCGGATCGAACAAAATCAAACCCATAAAACTCGCTGATCTTTCCAGTAGTAAGAGCTTGTACCGAAACAAAATCACTTGAAGTGGCTTTAGTCAGATTCATTAGATTTTGTTTTTGTTTATTGGTCCATGCCCAATACTTCTTAATGCTTTCATCGACATCATTTGCGTCATACTTTCCACCACAAGCAATAATTGTCTCAACAGTAAGTCCTACGCCTGTGGTAGTTCCGGCTGAATCAAAACATGCAAGTTTTTGAGTGTCTGGCAATGCAACAATTGTGCTTCCATCTTCTCCTGCTCGGGCAGACCCTAGAGCTGATTCAATAAAGCGATCATCTTTAAACCTATTTAAAGACATAACGGCTGCTTGAACATAAGCATCATCAGGATTAATGAGTAGACGTACTCGGTCCATTTTGTCGATCATATCCCCATATTCCGCATCTCTCAGAGTGTTCATTCTACGCGAGTGAGGAGTGTTTAAAATAGGGGTATCACCATGACGAGTAAGGATTTCTTGTGCATCAACCACTCCTACTCTTTCATAAAAATCAGCCTTGCTTGACTGTGTTTCTTGTCTGGCTTTACTAAAAAGCCGGGATTCTTTCTGTTGAGCAAGCATGATGATATTGTTTTTATACCCCTCAACAAATGCAACTGTGATCTCAAAACTACCGCGAGAACTAGAATAAAATCCTAGAAAAAAGCTCGTAATTTTAAGAAGGAAACATTGAAAACGATTCATGTTGACCTCTTGGTTAAAGTTATACTAATAGTTCCGGTGAGTTGCCCCTTTCAAGATTCATCCTGCTAGATACTTTAACGAGATCGACAAGCGGTTGTCCCATACCTACTTATGCAAAGTATAATGAAACAGCTTGTTAGTGTCAACCTTATACTACTGATCCAGAAAAAGCGCCGGCTACTTTATTGGCCTGCTTTACCCCGTGAGCAATCTTTAATAATCTTTGGTACTCGGCGACCCATAATCCGTGCTCTTTGCTGGCGGTCCTGGCTTCAGGTTTTTGCATGTGTTCTTTTATTGCTTTTAGTGCATCCTGTGGTTCCATCCTAGCAGTTTGCCGGGCCTTAGTATCAAATGTGTCATCTTCCTGAAGTAAGCCTTTTCCCACTTTTTGAAATAGTTCAGTTAATAATGGGTCATCAAAATAACCTCTGTCTGAAAAAGCTTGCATTTGCTCGTCATCTGCAAATTGCTTTAATCCAGCCATTGCTTGGTTTAAATTTGAGCCGTAAGCCTCCCCCCATGTATCTTTAAGTTTCTGTTGCTCTTGTTCAAATATAGCATCTGCTTTACTTTTTTGTTCCTCTGCCCCAAGTTTTATGGACTCATTGAAAGCATCGGCAACTTTTTGAAAAGCCTCTGGTCGTATCCCATTTTCATGTGCTGTTTTCACTAGACTTTTAAACATATCATCATTTGCCTTAAGACCTTCTGGAACATTATTTTTAACTTTATAATCGTTCAAATCTTTAGGTATTCCAATCTTTGAATTAAATTCCGCCCATTCGTTAGAGCCCCACTCTTCTTTAGGTACTGGAACTTTATCTGCTCCAAGTAATCCTTGGTTGTGAACATAGGATTTTAAAACATTTCCCATGTTTAATTTCCCGTCATTATCAAAAAAATTTTTCAATGGACCGTTGACTGCATTTCTCACGCTATCATCTACACCGTCAGGAAGGCTAACGACTGGTCCATTGTCTCCAAGACGCACACCTCCGGCGTCTTGTTCCCCTTCGTTTCCTCCATCCGTTCCACTATTTCCAGCAGCTGCTGTATCATTTCCGGGGGGACTATCTTCATTGGTTGCGCCGCCTTCATTACCCCCTCCTAGGAATCCACCCTCTCCGTCAGCGAAAAACATGAACTGGAAAATCAAAATGTAAAAAAACCTATTCACTAATTGCATACCTTGCCTCCTCATCTGCTCCCCTCTTCATTAATTCTAACACGATCTTGGGATCAGTTTGAAATTTAGTTAATATATATAAAACTAGTTCTCTCTTACCTTCGTTTAAATGCGTTTGAACATTCGGGCATTTAGAAGAATATGTTGGGCGTAAAAAATTTGAATTATTCATTAAATCATAAAGAACTACCTGGCCTTCTTTTGAATTGAATATATGTTTATACGCTTTAATAATATCAGCGGTACGCTGACTTCTTTTGAATAATGCCATATCTGCCCTTTATCCGGTTATACTCTTAACGCCTGCACCTGCATTTTTCAATACTTCCGAGTCTGTAACTCTTTGTGCATTCTCTGCTTCCATATCTTCGCTATCTCTTTGCTGCTGCCTTAATTCTTCAACTTCTTCTAGTGATCTAAATAACTTTTCGGGGACTCCATGCAACCCCGCTAAGTATTTTATGGCCATATCTCCATCTAGTATTTGTGTTGTCTCTGGTTGAATGGCCGTTACCGGTCCAGATGCTTCAATAAATCTTAGAAAGTTCTCGCTTTCAGACAGTCTTTGCGCTCGCGCAATCTGTGAGGAGAATATAACATTTAACTCTACACCTTCTAATATCTCTGGAGAATCTGGAGGCATTAGTCCTTTTGATTCCATTATTGATATAAGTCTTATAATTAACGGTTGTAACATTTCGTCTGTTAACCTAGCTAACTGAGGGCCAAATAATTTCAACTGTTCATCAATAGCGGCATTAACTTCTGTAGCTGTAGCCCTATCTCCTAAATCTAATTGTAATTTATCCACAAAGAAGGCTTCTTTTATTTGCTGCCTAACCTCCTGAATCATGTTCAATCCAATACCTGGGTTAGACTTAGTATCTAGCGCAAATATCTTGTCCTCAGAACCTTCTCTATAGAAATTAATCCCACCTGGATTAATGTTGGCTTTTGGAAATGTACCATCATCAGGGACCATCATTGGTGGGTCTGTTCTTTTCTGGGCAGACCTTATAACGTCTTTCATCATCCTGTTTAACATTCGTATATTATGAATACATTTCATGGCCGGAGACCTGCCATAAACTTCGCCAGATACTTTCATCCATCTAGATACGATATATGGAAATTGTTTAAATCCAGATTCTTTTAGCAGTAACTCCTCGTCTCTCCATATATGAAAAGAGGCCCATGCCATATTAACTGCACCAAGCTTTCCAAATTTTACGTCATCTCTAGGCAGTATCGTATGTTGTATTATATGTTTTTCGTTTGGTTTCTCTGAGAATCTTTTTAATTGGTTACTATCAAACTTCTCTGTTTTGTATTTCTGCAACATCTGTCTGCCGGTCATTTTAAATTCTGTAGTTATACAATCCACTCTTTTCTTATGGTTTTCCATAATCCAATATTCGTATATTGGGGTAGATGTAAAATGTACAACGTCTTCCTTGTCGGGCATTTCTCTTATTACACCGGTACCTATTGTTACAAGGTCGATAAAAAATTCATGTATCTCTGGTTGGAAATTTGAATTGCTTAATATGTCATGCCCTATTTTCACAACTTCCTGTAAATATTTCTTAGCTTTCTCGTCTTCATTAACTTTGCTATCTGATGCATGAAGTTCCCACCACATTTTATCTGGAGGTGTAAGCATAGTGTTTAAAGCTGATGCCAATAATTCAACGTAATGGCCTGGAGACGAATCAAATACCTTGTCCCCTTTCTGTTCTCCCCCAACTTTATTGAGTCTGTTCCATACATCATCTTTGTCTGGTAGAACTAGCTCTAGGACTTCTTGCCAAAAAGAGTCCCAATTATTGCGCTCACCTTTAGCATCACTATGTCGTTGCATTAATTTTTTTACTTGCTGTGACACTATGGCCTCACTAACATGGATTGCCTTCTTCCAAAGGCTTCTGGTGATCTTCTGGATACCTCTACTTCTTTTTCTCGTTCAGTAAAAGCTGTCACTAATCTAGTCAATTGGTCTTCGGATATATCAGAAAAACCTGGATCAAAAAATTCTCTACTTTGCTCTACGCCAAGATTAAGAAAACCTTTTGATTTCTTGTGTATTTTCATAGTAGTTTTTCTAACTTTACCAGGAGTTTTTAATTGCCCGGACCCAGGCCCTGCCAATGTAGCTCCTGCTTGTAAAAACTTATTGATATCGGTTTTAAGAAAACCTTCCCTTTCTTTTGTGGTTGTACTTGACGAACTTGACATAGACTCTCCTAACCGAGTTCATTGTAAGACATATCAGCGTAAACAGGCAACCCATTATTACGACTAGCATTAAACTCATCTTTGCGGTCATCGAGAGCACTATATTTGAACATATCATACCCATGGCTTGACCAATCCTTAAGAGGGTTATCCTTGAAGGTCATTCTCTTGGAATCCCATTCTCTCTGGTAATTCGTGAGACATTCTATGAGTCTACCACAATTTTCTTCGTTAATGTCACAATCTTTTAGTCTTATACGAGCTGCCTGCATACCGTTCTCGTTGCTTGTTCTTTTTTGTATAGTCAAAGGCCTAAGCCCTAATTTCTCTGCAAGACTTTTTCTAGTGGCCCCAGTTACCATTAAATCCCTTTTGTTACCATCCCATGGCCATACATGACGCCCGTAAATGTATGGTTTCCTTTGAATAACATTTGCTAAGTACCAGTCAATACCTTTCCCGGTATCTTCGTAATAATCAATATATCTCCACCTACCGTTTACATATTGCCGAAATCCTATGGCCGTATGGTCATCCATACCAAGATCCCAGAAAGTAACAACTGGGATTGCAGGTACCCATGGAAATCTGCCTATTGTTCCATCAATTCTTTTATCGTTTATTATTTCCCCAAAGAAACTTCCCCTGATAGCGGCGGTGAATGAGCATTCTAATTCCTGTTCGTATTCTTCCGGGTCCATGTCGGCCCGCATTTCGTCTAGTTCTTCCTGTTCCATAACCCCTGTTTCTGAGGCTTTAAAAACCGCTGTGTACCATGAGGCGTTTGCTTCAGCTTTTTTAAGTCTGCTGTAAAAATGATTTTGCCCTTTCGGAGTACCAATAAAAATAGCCCATCCCTTACGATCAGACAAAGCAGGTCTAACCACTTCACCCCATATAGAGGGGTCACATTGAGCATATTCATCCAAAATTGCGCCGTCCAAATACAAACCCCTGAGAGAGTCAGGATTATCAGCACCGAGTAACATGAACTTGATAAAATCACCTTCTCGGGTAACTGTCCCTGCTGTATTTTTTTGTTCTGGGCGATGTATTGAGACCGTGAGTTCACTTTTATTTACCTCCCTGAAAGGAATATTTTTAGTAAAATCTAATAAATATTCCCATGAAATCATCTTTGCTTGCCTGTACGTTGGTGCAATATAAGCATACTGAGGCCTATATCTATTACACCGCAATCCCTGGTCTACCATTTCATTTATAGACAATACAGTTTTGCCAAAACGTCTATGGCAAACTAGAACATTAAAACGCAAAAGACTTTCATGAATTAACTGCTGCAATCTCCTGGGACTGTAGCCTGTGGAAACACGTTCCTCCCCTTCGGGTAAAGGCTTTCCTTTCCAAGATTTACCTCTACCCATAGCGGGATTAAATTTATACAGATCCAACTGATTCTTCTTTCCCTAGTCCAATGCTGGCTGCGCCTGCTTCAGTTAGACTAACCATTTGTTGGCGTTGAGTTTCTTTTAAAGCTTTATTCAAATGAAATTGCAGAGCATCGATTAGTGGCACGGTCTCGGTATCTGCCCTGGCAACAGCTTTCCCATATACCCACTCTACATAATCTTTACTTAATCCTAAAAACTCACCTTCCACTAAAACATACTTCTTTTCCATTTCAAACCTCACCTTTGCCTATTTGGCTGTTTCCGACTTTCGCCGCTTTCTTCTATTTCCTCTTTCCATAACTTCCTGCAAACGGTCTCCCATTTTTTTACATTTTTCAATCAGTACCAAATTTTCAGAATATAACCCATCACATTTTTTATGCAATTCAGCACACGCTTCCTCCAATTCAGCGACACGGGAATCAGAGGCACCACCAGACCCTTCTGATAGTCGGTAAAGTTCGTTCTCGAGTTGTTGAACCTTCCCCCTTAGTAAATCCTTCTCCCTGTCACCATTCATAAAATTGTGCTCAAGACCACCGGGCTTATCCCTTTTGGTCGTCAGATCCACTAATTGCCCCGTCTTCGGGTCCAAGTATCTGTTCATTCTTAACCTCCCCGTCTACTGTTATGGGCTCCGCTCTGCGTATCCCTGTATCCACAACAATTGTCACACCGCCTTCCCCCGATCCCCCGTTTATCTTATCTCCGTAAGCTTCGGGGTTATCCACTCGAGCCTGGTACTTCAATTTATCAAAACGCAATTTGGCTCCAGGAACACTCTCTTTATCAAGTATCCCCTCTTTTTCAGTATCTTCAATAATTTTCTCAAATGCCTGCTCAGCCCGCATACGCTTAGCTGCTCGTATGGCCTTCTCTAACTCAGGATGGCTCGCCCGCCATTGTGCCAAAACACCGCTACAGGGAGTCCCCGGTAGCTTGTAAAACTCTCGCAGAGTCCCGTTGTGAGCCTTGGCTATGTGTTGGCATATAATAGATTTCCACTGCTCCGTGTAAACCCACTTATTCATACCTACAAGGGCTCCACGGTTCTGTTCTCTTTGTCGGGCCGTGCCGGCTATGGCCTTGGATGGACAGGGGCTCTCTTCGACCACCTCTCCAGTTAAAGGGTTAATTTCTTGTACTACACCCTCTTTAGTGGTAATAAAGTAGTTATCTAATTCCGCGCCCATGTCCCCACATTAGCAAGAATTATTTCAGATTGCAAGAGAGGCTTCGCTCGTCCATGAGAAAAGCCTCTCGACGCTTTTTGTGGGAAATCCTCCCCACAACTAGGCAATATGCCCCAGGTACTTTTATACTCTCATTTAAGGCGGCTCATGACTAGTTTTGCGGTGCCCCTGCTTCTTCACGTTCCTGTAGGCATTCTTCGGCAAAATAGTCCACATAAGCTGCTAGGTTTAAGTAGCGTTCCGTTATTCTCTGGTTGATTAATTCTAGCTTTAAAATTTTATTTTTAAGAAAGGCTTCCCTTTCCTGGTGTTCTTCCAATGACTTAGTGCTGCTCGAACAACTGATAAGAATAAAACTGATTAAAATAATGATTCGCATAATATAACAATTGTTACATAGACCGGGTGCAACGACAAATTGTGAAATGAAATAACCTGGATTCTCGGCTCAGTTAGTCCAGGTTAATGAAATAACATGGATTAGTGAGACAAAGTTGTCTTATATTATCAGATTGTGACCAGATTATCGGGTCATTTTTAACAAGTCATAGATGCGACTTTATTTGAAAAGGGTTTACTTGATTCAGGGGGTCGGGTATTTATTTTTCATTTTTGTTTTCTGAATACGGGGAACCTTCGGGCGATTCGAAAATTTCCTTGGGGGCCCCCACCCCCCTAATTCCATATACTTAGCCGCCCCCAGG